ATTGGCATAATGAACTCATCCAAAAGTATTTGAACTATGCATCTGCACGTCAACGTGAAGTGCGTACAGGTCGAACTGCTATCACTGATAGTGGAAAGACTAAGACTTACAAAGCTGAGTGGAAGTTCCAAGCCAAACACAAGTACGATATCAAAGACTTTGATAATCAGAAAGAGGCAGAACGTTTCATGAAGCGTGTCTTGAAGTCAAAGCTTTGGGCAGAACTTTGTGGTGGTGATGCGAAAATCCCTACCCTAGAAGTTGCGGGTTTCCGTGGGCGCACCGCAGGTCGAGCCTATGGTTGGAAAATCCAACTGTGTGCACGTAACGGTATGGATGCCTATACTTTACTCCATGAGATGGCACACTGTGCAGGTCACATGCACCACGATGTCTCATTCCGTCAATGCATCCTGCGTTTGACAAGTCGGTTCATTGGAGCTGAGCCTGCCAAGTTTCTGAAGAAATGTTTCAAAGAGCAGGGTCTGAAGATGACTATTCGTCAAAGCATCCAAGAACCAGATGCATGGTTGACTCGATACAAACGTCTAGAAGCCGCACGTGAAAATATTGCGGCTTAACACTTGACTTTAAGTTAAGTATTTGCTATTATAATAATGTAGTGAGAAAAGGAGTGATTCGTATGACTACTCAGCTTTGCCAAGATATCGAGACCCTTGAAGATGCAATCATCAACTTGACCGAAGGTGCGAGTGATGAGAAGCGTATGGCGATTTGGGCATTAGAACGTTTGCTTAAGCAAAAGCAAAACGAACTTGTCACCTTTGAGTACATTGCATCGCAAGCACTCGCAGACTCAGATGGTTACGCTTGTAATCAGTACACTTATTAATAGGAGATTTGTTATGACTGAGAAAGTTACAGAAATGTTAGAGTTTCTAGCTGAAAACGGTGTCACGATTGACACCACTAATGGGTTTATGAATAAGACTGAAACACAACAGCTAAATCTGTTGTTCAAAATCTTCAAAGAAATGGTTGCTTAAGGAGAATACATTATGGCACATGAAGTAGAAATCATCAATGGTCAGGCTCAACTTGCATATGCAGGTGATGTTCCATGGCATGGACTAGGTGTCGAAGTTCGAAATGATATGACACCTGAGCAAATGATGCAGAAAGCAGGACTTGATTGGACAGTTCATGAAGTAGAGTCCTATGTGGACTTTGAAGGGGATCGCATCCCAACAGGTCAGAAGTCTTTGATTCGCTCAACAGATCATAAGGTTCTTACAAACGTTGGTGAGGGTTGGAACCCAGTACAAAACTCTGAGGCATTTGAGTTTTTTCACGACTATGTAATGGCAGGCGATATGGAGATGAATGTCGCTGGTTCATTGAAGGGTGGTAAGAACGTGTTTGTTCTTGCTAAGGTCAAAGAGTCATTCGCTATTCTTGGTGATGACCAAGTTGACTCATACCTGTTGTTTTCAAATCCACATGAGTATGGTAAGGCAATCGATATTCGCTTTACACCTGTTCGTGTTGTTTGCAAAAATACATTGACGTTCTCATTGCAGTCTGCGTCAAAGAACTTCACTAAACTAAATCACCGTTCAGTGTTTGATCCCGAGATGGTTAAACAACAGATGGGTCTAGCATCTGAGAAGTTCACCATGTACAAAGACATGGCAGAGTTCTTGTCAACCAAACGTTTCACCAAAGAAACTTTGATGAACTACTACAACGAAGTGTTCCCATACACTCACAAGGCTGCGGATGCTCCAACTAAAATGGATGATCTTACCAAGAATGCACGTGATGCATATGCAGTTCTTGAGACGCAACCTGGTGCTGAGTATGGTGAAGGTACTTGGTGGCAGGCACTTAACTCTGTTACATACTTGACAGATCACAAGATGGGTCGCAACAACGACTCTCGTATGCAGTCATCATGGTTCGGTGTAAACCAAGCACGTAAACTGAAAGCGGTTAACAAAGCTGTAGAATATGCCACAGTTGCATAATGATGATGAAGGTAGCGTTTCACAAGAACGCTACCACAACTATATAATACGCAAACTGAAAGAGGAACGTGAAATGGCATACAAATGGCCCCGCATCCACAAAGCTGAAGAGAATATTGATCAGGAAGTTACCGAATGGGTATACAATCATGTATTTGAACATTTTGGTGTAGAAGAAGTTACAGAACTAACTGAAGAAGATATCCAAGAAGTGCAAGCGTTTTGGGATAGTCTGAATGAATATAGTTGCATGGGTATTGGATATTCTAATCTGATCAACAACTGGGAATCTGAAAAATGGGAAGCTGAGAATGGTGAGGGTTGAAGACCTCAATATCACATTCTTCCATATGCCAAAGAACGCAGGTTCTAGTATCGAGAAATGGTTGGAGACTAATCTAGACGCAGACGTTTATCTTGAGGATTTACGTCATGCGTCACCTGATTCTCTGAGACCTATGTTTGGCAACTTTGGTTGGTCTTTCTGTTGTGTTCGCAATCCGTGGGATCGTATGGTCAGTTGGTATAACTTTTTCAGAGGGCAAGGCAAGATACACACCTGCTTTGAAGATTGGATGGATGCAAGCTTTGATCCATCTCGACACACAGCAAAGTATATCAAACCGATCAACACCCAAATGGAATTTGTGAATGAAGTTGACTATGTGATGCGGTATGAAAATCTGACAGAAGACTTCAAGGTTGTTCAAGAGAAGACTAACTGTTTCGAACCTTTGGGTCATCATAATAAAAGTAATCGTACCAAGTATCTTGACTATTACACTAACGATGACCATATTAATATGGTGGGAGAATATTTCTACAAAGAGATCGACTACTTCAAATACGAGTATGGGAAATGATTTATATTAACGATAAAGATGATCCAGACTTACTTGGGATCATCGAAGACAAACAGGATTTTGTGCACATCAGCAAGATTGTTGAGAACATGAACCGTGACTTAGTGGATAGTGGCTTTGATCGATACCAATACAAGGCTGAGAAACGTGGAAAGAAAGCATATATAAGATTGAAATAAAAGGGGCTTCGGCTCCTTTTTTACTTGACATTAAGTTAAATATGTGTATACTATAAATATGAGTAAAAACACACATATGATTCATGTAGAAGACAAGGTTCTCTACGGTGGTGTTGACGGTACACGTCAAGCCATTCTTGCTTTGCGTGATCTTAAAAACAAGATCAAGCATAATGAAGGTAACGTATCTGTGAAGTGGGATGGTGCACCATCTATCTTTGCTGGTACTGATCCTAATGATGGTAAGTTCTTTGTTGCCAAGAAAAGCCTCTTCAACAAGAATCCTAAAGTATACAAATCATTTGATGATATTGACAATGATGTCAGTGGTCAACTCGCTGACAAACTAAAACAATGCTTAACTTACTTGCCACAGCTTGGTATTCAAGGTGTGGTTCAAGGCGATTTTTTATTTGGTCATGATGACTTAAAGATAGAAACAATAAATGGTAAAGAGTATGTCATCTTTCACCCGAATACTATTGCTTATGCTGTTCCTGTTGGTAGTATGGCTGCTAACAATATCCAACGAGCCAAAGTCGGAATCGTCTTCCATACAAACTACACCTTCGGTGATAACAGTGGAGATTTTGCCACCCTTAGGGCAAACTACGGATTCGACTTACGAGCGATAAATAAGTCTGATGACGTGTTCGTTATCAGCTCCATGATGAACATTCCCTCAAACAATATGGATACTAATGATGTTAGTGAAGAACTTTCTCAGTGCGGTAAACTCTTTAATCAAATCTCTAGCGAAACCCTCAAGGGGCTACAATCGTCAGAGTTATCGAGCCTCATTGAACAATTTAATAACTCCTATGTCAGACAAGGCAAAGACATTGGAGATAGCAGACGACACCTATCAAACTTCATTGCTTGGCTTACTTCCAAGTATGAAGCACAGATTGCTGCTAGAAAAACAGACAGAGGAAAAGCAAGCCAACGACAAAAGCTAGATAACCTGTTATCCTTTTTCACCACCAACGATGTAAAAAAAGTATTTGATTTGCAAAAACGTCTTGTGATCGCAAAATTAAAACTTATAAATACTCTTGATATTATAAATGA